GAGCTTCAAAAAACGCACAGGAGATTTTATAGGAGGGGTGTAGTTTTCAAGTGAGGTGAGAAAGACGAACAATAAAAACGCAAGATTGGAAGAGATAGCTAAACGTGAAGAAATTAAAAAAGAGATAGCGAAAATTAGCAAACTATTTAAAGTTATGGATCCTAAGATAAAGAAGTCAATTCAATCAGTAATTGAGAACGCAGCATTTATGGCGGTCACCTTAAGAGAACTCCAAGAGTACTTGATTAAAAATGGATTAACCGTAGAATACCAAAATGGCGAAAACCAATTTGGAGTAAAGAAGTCACCAGAGGTTGAAATATATAATACCATGATTAAAAACTTTGTTTCAACTATGAAAGCTATAACAGACTTACTACCAAAAGAAATTGCAAACAAAATTAAGGATGATGGATTTGAAGATTTCGTGAATAACAGATGATTAGCGCAAGAGTTCAAAGGATTGTCTATGAAGCAACATATAATCCTATCATTGAATACTTCAATTGGATTAATAAAAATAGAAAATATGTTTGTAAAAAAACTTACAAAGTTTATAAAGAACTTGTACGGATAATTTATGATGCTAATTCGGAATGGGAGTACGATCCTAACAAGGGAAATCATGCATTAGAGTTTATAGAAAATTATTGTAAACATTCAAAAGGGAAAATGGGTGGCAAACCTTTTGTTCTTGAATTGTGGCAAAAGGCATTAGTAGCTGCAGCTTTTGGAATTGTACATAAAATAGATGCAACTAGAAAATTTCAGGAAGTAATGCTAGTAGTAGGAAGAAAAAATGGTAAATCTACTTTAGCAGCTGCAATAGGGTTATATCTTCAAATAGCTGATGGAGAACCAGGCGCAGAAGTATACGCATGTGCTACAAAAAAAGACCAAGCTAAAATCATATGGTTAGAAGCAAAAAGAATGGTTAGAAAATCACAAACGCTCTTAAAAAGGATTAAAACCTTAGTTGGAGAGTTGGTAAGTGATTTCAACGATTCTTTTTTTAAACCTCTTGGAAGAGATTCAGATAGTTTAGATGGTTTAAATGTGCATGGAGCTTTACTTGATGAAATACACGCTTGGACAGATCAAAACCTATATGACGTTATAGTGGATGGTACTAGTTCAAGAGAACAACCATTAGTTCTTATTACTACTACAGCAGGAACTGTAAGAGAAAATGTTTATGATCGTAAATACGATGAAGCTGAAAGAGTAATAAATGGATATGAAGATCCTAATGGATATAAAAACGAAAGATTCCTACCAATAATCTATGAACTTGATAATAGAAAAGAATGGATTAATAAAGATTGCTGGTACAAAGCAAACCCAGGATTAGGAACTATTAAAAGAATAGATCAATTAGAAAATAAAGTTAATAAAGCAAAAGCAGATGCAAAACTTGTAAAAAACTTATTATGTAAAGATTTCAATGTCAGGGAAACAAGTTCTGAAGCTTGGTTATCATTTGAAGAATTAAACAACCCAGCTACATTTGATTTAGATATATTAAAACCTAAATATGGTATAGGTGGAGGTGACTTATCAAGCACAACAGATTTAACGTGTGGAACTGTTTTATTTATGGTGCCAGGAGACAATACAATCTATGTTAAACAAATGTACTGGTTGCCAGAAGATTTGTTGGAAATAAGGGTTGCAGAAGATAAAATACCATATGACACATGGAGAGATTTAGGATATTTAAGAACTGTGGAAGGTAATAAAGTTCATCATAAACATGTAACAGATTGGTTTTTAGAATTACAATACACTGATAATATTTATATACCATGGACAGGGTATGATTCATGGTCCGCTACTTATTGGGTTGAAGAAATGAAAAGCCATTTTGGTGCTGAGAGTATGGAAGCAGTTATTCAAGGTAAAAAAACACTATCTGGACCTATGAAAAATATGGGAGCAGACTTAGCAATCAAAAGAATTAATTATAATAACAATCCTATTCTTAAATGGTGCCTGAGTAATACCGCTATAGAAACTGATAAGAATCTTAATATACAACCATGCAAAACTAAAAACCAAAGAAGAAGAATAGATGGTACTGCGAGTTTACTAGATGCCTATGTATGTTTAGAAAGACATCTAGAGGACTATACCAACATGATATAAGGAAGGGAGGTGATAATAAGATGGGATTATTTCAAAAAATATTTGGTGGTAAAAGTTCTTCTGAAAGTAACACAAGATTTGAAATGATAACTGATAGTGGTAATGGCTTTTATGCTTGGGATGGCAATTTATATAAAAGTGATATTATAAGAGCTGCAATAAGACCTAAGAGCCAGGCGTTAGGTAAATTAAATCCAAAACATATATTGAATTTTGGAGAAACTTTTAAAATCAATCCACAACCATATATGAGATTTTTATTAGAAGAACCAAATCCTTATATGACTATGCAAATGCTACTTGAAAAAACAACTACACAACTAATGTTAAATAGTAATGCATTTATATATATTCAACGTGATGAATATGGTTATGCTACTGAATTATATCCTATACCAGCTAATAATGTTGAAGTTATAGAAGGTGCATTGGGTGATTTGTTTTTGAAATTTACTTTCAGCACTGGCAAAAAGCAAACTATACCGTATATAGATATTATTCATTTAAGACGCGACTTCAATGAGAGTGATTTTTTTGGAGATGCACCTCAGGAAACATTAAAAAATCTAATGGAAGTAGTAACTACTACAGACCAAGGATTTGTAAAAGCAATTCGTAGCAGTATGGTAATAAAATGGTTAATGAAGTTTAAAAGTGTATTAAGGCCAGAAGATCGTGACAGTGAAGTTGAAAAGTTTGCAGATACTTTCCTTTCAATCAATAAAGGTAAGGGAGTTGCTGCAACAGATCCTAAATATGATTTAGAACAGATTAAAAATGAGAACTATGTACCTAATGCAGCTCAGATGGATAGGAGCGTATTAAGGATATATAGTTTTTTTAATACCAATGCAAAAATAATACAGAGCAATTATACAGAGGATGAATGGAACGCATACTTTGAAGCTGAAATTGAACCAGTTTCAAAGCAATTAACAGGAGAATTTACAAGGAAACTTTTCAGCAGAAAAGAAAGAGGTTTCGGGAACTCAATAATTTTCGAAGCTAATAGTTTGCAATATGCTTCTATGCAAACAAAACTTGCATTAGTAGCAATGGTAGACAGAGGGGCAATGTTGCCAAACGAGTGGAGAGAGGTATTAAACCTTGGACCAATAGAAGGTGGAGACAAACCAATAAGGAGACTTGATACCGCAGTAATTGAAGATGTGAAGGGAGGTGAGAATATAGATGAAGGAGAAGGAAATAAGACAACTGATAACTGAAAAAATAGAGGTTAGAGCAGCAACAGACACACAAAAGAAAACAATTGGAGGGTATGCAGTTCGATATAATTCGCCAACCTTAATGAATGACAGATGGGGAGATAAATTTCTCGAAGAAGTTTCTGCTGGTGCCTTTGATAAATCTTTATTAACTAGAACACAAAAGGCTTTATGGAATCATGATACTTCAAAGCCCTTAGGGAGCGTTACAGCCAGTACATTAAGATTTAATCAAGATGTATCAGGGCTTAATTATGATATTGATTTACCTAATAACTCTTATGGCAATGATGCATTTGAAAGTGTCAGTAGAGGCGATGTGGATGGTTCGTCATTTGGATTTATATGTGTTAATGATATATGGTCCGTAGTACAACATGAGGGCGAGGAAATATATAAGAGAAGTATTGTTGAAGCTGACTTGTTTGAAGTAAGTCCTTGCACATTTCCAGCTTACGAAAGTAGTGAAATGAGTTGCCGAAGCTTAGAAGATTTTAAAGCAGTAGAAAAAAATCAAAATGAACTGAGGGCAAAACTAATAATTGAATCATTATTTTAGGAGGGCAAAATGAACATAGAAGATATAAAAATGAGAATAGGATTATTAAAAAACACTATTGAAGCAATGGAGAAACCTATTTTACCATTGAGAAAAGAATTAGAAGGTTTAGAAAAACAAACAAAAATAAAAAATGAAAAGGTGGTTAAATAATATGAACTTATTACAAATACTTGCAAGAAAAGCGGAATTAAGAACTATGTTAGCAGATCCAAAAGCAGATTTAAAAGCAATTGAAACAGAATTGAGATCATTAAATGAGCAGCAAGCAACAATCGAAACTAGAGAGAGACTTTTAAAAGAAGCAACAGAAATAAACGATGGCAAGCCAGCAGAAACAAGAGACGTTTTTGTATTTGGTGGAAAAGCTAAAAAAGAAGTAAGAACTAACAAATATGATACTGAAGAATATAGACAAGCCTTTATGGATTATTGCTTAACTGGTGTAGTTTCAGAGGAATTAAGAGTAGATGCTACAACTAAAGTAACTGACATAGGCGCAGTTATACCAATGACAATTATGAATGAGGTAGTACAAAAATTAAAATCAACTGGCCAAATTTATGCAAGAATTAGAAAGACAGCATTCCAGGGCGGAGTTAAAATACCTACTGCAAGTGTAAAACCAGTAGCAACATGGAAAGCAGAAGGAACTCTTTCAGATAAACAAAAGAAAACTATTTCTACATTCATTGAATTTAGTTATTACAAGTTACAATGCAGAGTTGCAACAACTTTAGAAGCTGATACAGTATCATTACCAGTATTTGAAGCTACAGTTGCAGCAGACATGGCAGAAGCTATTATATTAGCTATAGAAACTTCAGTTATCAAAGGTAGTGGAGTTGGAGAGCCTAAGGGAATATTAATCCACACTACAGAAATTCCAGCAGGACAACAAATAACAGTTACTGCAGCTAATATATCTAAATGGGATCAATGGAAAAAGCAAGTTTTTGCACAAATACCTCTAGCTTATGAAGGCAGTGGACTTTGGGTTATGACTAAAGCGACTTTTGAAGGATATATTGATGGTATGGTAGATTTACAAGGTCAACCAATAGCAAGAACTAACTATGGGATCACGGGAGCACCAGTTAGAAGATTTGGCGGCTATGATGTGCTTTGCGTAGAAGCTGATTTACTACCTAATTATGCTACTGCTGCAACAGGTGATATATTTGCGGTATTTGTAGATTTTAGCGAGTATGTATTTAACTCTAATCTTCAAATGACTTCAAAAAGATACTTTGATGAAGCTACTGATGAATGGATTAACAAAATGACGTTAATAGGTGATGGAAAATTAAGAGATGCTAATGGTGTATTATTAGTTAAAAAAGGAGCTTAGTTGAGAGAGGGTTTTTACCCTCTTTATCTTTTAAGTGAGGTGAAATAAATGATTAGTACAGTTAAATTAGCACTTAGAATAAGCAATAATGCTTATGACACTGAAATAAGTGATTTAATAGAAGAAGCTAAAGCAGATTTAAAGCTATGTGGACTAATAGAAGCTAAAATAATTGATACTGATGTGTTAATTAAGAGAGCTATAGTAACTTATTGCAAAGCTAACTTTGGATTAAACAATGCAGATAGTGAAAAGCTACAACGAAGTTATGAAGCTATTAGAAATCATTTAACTATGTCTATTGACTATAATGGGGTGTTGTAATTGTTTAAAGATGTAATAACGTTGATAAGTACAACAGATAGTGAAAATGATATGGGTGATCCTATTAAAGTTTTAGTTAGGCGAGAAAATATATTTGCAGAAAAGAAAAGCATAAAGCAAAGCGAATTTTATCAAGCTGCAGCTGTAGGATTAAAGCCTGAAATAACATTTAGCATAAGAACTATAGAATATGAGCAAGAGACACTTCTTGAATATAACCTTAAACCATTTACTATTATAAGAACCTATGAGAAAGAGGATGAATTTACAGAACTTATATGCCAAGGTATTGTTAATGGGGTGATGTAATGCCACTACCTAAGTCCAATATGAAAATCAATAGAAATGGAGTGCAATATACAAGTAATATTGATAGAGCATCCTATACAATAAAAGAATTAAGCCGAGCAGCATTAAGAGATGTAGCTAGGCTTATTAAATTTAGCATAAGACAAGAGTTTAATAAACTTCAAGGGATGAGAAAACAATCAGGCAGATTTAAAGGAGCATATCAGCATTGGCTAAGGTCCAAAGAAGGGGATCTTCAAATAGGGATTAAAGCTAATACATGGTATGGAGTTCAGCAAGAGCTAGGAGATAGAAATCAACCTAAGAAAGATTTATTAAGAAATGCTGTAATGAATAATCTTGATAAAATAAGAGAAATTGAAGGACAGTATCTTAGTGCTATAGAGGATGAAAACGCAGCACTTGCATTAATAAATGAAGAGGAGGAAGTCGAATAATGATAGAGGTCAGAAAAGCTATAAACGCATTTTTAAAATCACTCCATCCAAATGTAATCATAGATGGAAAAAGTATATCAAGAGTATTTTTTCAACAGGCTCCAGAAGATGCAATATTCCCTTATATTGTCTATGACCTTCCTAATTCATTTAGTGATGGTGAGGGTAGCGAATTAATCTCCTTAGATATTGATGGGTGGGATTTCAATATTACCAGTGATACTACAGTAATTGAAAATTTAATGAAAACAATAAATGCTATAGATAAAAAAACACTAACTACTACAGAAATAGCTTTAACATTGTTTTTAGATAATAAAATACCTCTATTGGATGATGATAAATCAATACACAGAAGGAAATATATTTACTCAGGTAGATTAATAAGAAGATAGGGAGGTAATATAATGTCATTAACAACAGCACAAATTGAAAATATACAAATTGATTATGGAATAGTTTATACTAACTATGGTGAAACTGATTCCAGGAAAATAGGACCTAGTAGAGGTGGTGGAGAGTTCTCCGCTGACCAAAAGATTCGAGATATTGATTTTGATGGTATGCTAGGAAAAACAAAGGGTATGCAAGTAGTAGAAGAAATAAACGCAAGTTTAAAAGTTGCTATTTTAGATATGTCTATACAAATGTTAGCATTAGCTATGCCATATGCAACATTGGTAGGTGATGGAACTACAACACCTTATAGTTTAACATGTAAAAGTACAGATGTAGCAATATTAGATAGCACAAGTTACTTAAAAAATGTGACTATGTTTTGCAAAACAGTTAAAGGTGCTTATAAAAAAATTACCCTTTATAATGCAATGAGTGAGGGCAAATTTGGATTTAAGGCTAAACCTAAAAATGAGGGTGAGGTTGAACTTGAATTTAATGCACATTGGGATCCTACAGATGATACAAAAGATTTATTCAAAATTGAGGATGCAGCAACTATAGTAACACCATAACAAAAGGGTAGATTAAGTTCTACCTTATTTTTTTAGGAGGGAACAAATGAATATCAAACAAAGTATGAAATTAAGTGGAATAATTGACAAAATGGGGTTGAAAATAACTAATCCAAAGGCAGGGCAGGAAGAAGTAGGCGCAGACCTCATAATTCAAGCGGTTAGTAAAATATATAAAGCAGAAAAAGAAGTATATGGGTTCATTGCAGATTTAAAGAAAATATCAATTAAGGAAGCCGAAGAAGTTGATCTAGTAGAATTTATTAAAGATTTAAAAGAGGTAAGCGGATTGCAAAGTTTTTTTACATCACTAGCCAAGTAAAGCAATCTAAATTATTAGAAATATTAAATAAAATATATGGGTATAGTGTCATGGGAATGGATTTTAGTATTGAATTATTTCTCCATGCAATAGAAAAAAATAGAGAGAATAACTTGTGGGAAACATGGGCATTACAATATCCGCGAATGGATGCAGAAACCTTTATTAGCTTTGAAGATTATAAGAAAAAATCAATAACTCAGACTTCTACAAAAATAAGCTTTGAAGATATAGAAAAAGAGATGGATCAAGTAGTAAAAGCCTTTGAAGAAAGGAGGTAATTAATATCGAATTATTTAAGTTGTTTGGATCTATATTAATTAATTCTGATGATGCAGATAAAAGTTTGCAGAAAACAGATGAAAAAGCAGAAAAAGTAGGCGGAAGTCTATCTAAAGGGATTGGAACCGCTGCAAAGTTTGGGTTAGG